ATGGTAGAAATTATCAATACTAATGTATTTAATGGAATTGCTGGGGCAAGACCTACACATAAGCCAAAATATTACGTTTTACACAATGACGCTGGCTCAAAAAGTGCAAGTGGCTACATTGAATGGTTGCAAGAACGTTATAACAATGGTCAGTCAGCTCTAGGTTTTGCTCATTACTACATCACAAGAGATGAAATTGTACGAGTTGAAAATACCTACAGCGGTACCTGGTCAGCTGCTAACTATGACGCTAATATGAACTCAATCAGCTACGAGGTTTGCCAGCAATACAATTCATCAGACGCTGAATTTATCGAGAATGAAAACATGGTTTTGAGACAGATGGCTGAGGATATGACCTATTATGGAGATACCCCTAACTACTCTAATATCAAGTTTCATAATGAATTTTCAAGCACCTCATGCCCTAAACGTTCTTTAGAACTACATGGTGGCTATAATGACAGCCTTAGAGACTATGTCATTGCTAAAATCAAGCACTATCAGAGTCTAGGCTCAACCGTCCAGGAAATGCTAGGCGAGGCCAAAGCAGAGGCTGGATGGCACAATAATAGTACTGGTTGGTGGTATGTCAATGAGGATGGCACATATCCTACTAATAAATGGCAAGTTATTGATGATGTCTGGTATTACTTTGACAGCAATGGCTACATGAAAGCTAATACTTGGCACAAACACTCAGACACTAACTGGTACTATTTATTACCAAACGGTGCTATGGCTACTGGATGGGTACTGATTGATAATAGCTGGTACTATTTTGACAATCAGGGCGCTATGGTCACAGGATGGGTCAAGTACAAAGATACTTGGTACTATCTTGATTATCAAAAAGGCTCAATGGTATCAAATGCTTTTGTCAAATCAGCAGACGGAACAGGTTGGTACTATCTCAAAGATGACGGCTCACTTGCTGACAAGCCTGAATTTGAGGTAGAGCCTGATGGACTGATTACATTGGCTCAGGCTAAAGAAGAAACAACAAAATAAAATATATATAGAAAGAATTTCAAATTAGTTATACACACAGAAACCACAGGCTTACGCTTGTGGTTTTTTTGTTTGTCCTAAGAAAGAATTTTACTATCCTTGATTGAAATGAGGGATAGTAAAATTCTCTCTATATTCTCCACTTGATGACAATGCTATCAGCTGTGACTTGTACTTTCTTGATTAAAGCTCTAACTATATCCCTTTGAGCCTCATAGTCCATTTTTAAGATGTCTCCTTTATTCAAAGATTGCTTGATAGTGTTTTTAGTTTCCTCTTGCTTGAGCGCTGGGTCGTCCTCTAGCTCTTTTTCTAGTAAGCCTCTCATATTTAAAAATTCAGCAGATTTTGCTTGTAATTCTTCCAGGGTAATTCTGTCATCTATGTATAGGTCATTGAGCCTACTGATTTTTTTAGTCAATTCTTGTATCTGTTTCTGATAGCTCTCACGGTCTATAGCCTCTTTGTGGTTATCTGATAAGATTGTCTCTAAATACTCAGAGTCATGCTGCAACTTATTGACCTCTTGCAAGACAAAGGCCTCAAGCTCATCCTTGAGGTAAAAACCTGAGTCACATTTTTTATTGCCGTTATAGGTAGTGACCCCTCTCAACTTTCTAGGGTGCCTCTGATGACACTCATATTTTACAAGCCTAGTCCCATCTTTTCTAATCATGCCCATCATGATTTTTAAGGGTGCTAGACAGTAGCCACACTGAGCAATCCCTGAGAGCATATACTTTGCCTGGAATGGTCTAGGGTTGATATTCTCAGCTGCAGTCCTTTGTCTGATTTTAAGCTCTTTTTGAGTCTTGTCATAGACCTCCTTGGATATGATAGGCTCATGATTACCTTTGTAGATTTCTCCAAGGTATTGATTATATCCACAGTAGACAGGATTGTCTAATATCACTCTGACCGCTCTGTAGTGCCAGGGTTTTTCTTTTGGATATTTCTCATTAAGGTCATCTCTTAACTTAGTGATTGACCTACCTGAGAGATAACTCTCAAAGATGAATTTAATAACTAGTGACTGTGCTGGATTGATGGTCACTGTGCCAGTCTCTTTGTGATAGTCATAGCCATAGGATGTCTTAGTCCACATCATGGATTTCCCAGCCTTTGCACGCCCTAACTTGCCTAGTTGCATTCTTTCCTTGATTTGTTCACGCTCTAGCTGAGCAAAGACACTCAAGAGGCCTATCATAGCCTTACCAAAAGGCGTAGAGGTGTCAAAATTCTCTTGTAAGCTCAGAAATTCAATACCATTCTTGATGAATACATCCTCAATCAAGAATAGTGTATCTTTCTGACTACGGCTAAGACGGTCTAGCTTATAGACTAGCACAGTATCAAATTTTTTCTTGTTAGCGTCTTTGATGAGGCTCTCTAGCGCTGGTCTTTCAGTATTAGAGCCTGAAAAACCTCCATCAGTATATACCTTGTAGACAGTCCAGTCCTTAATTTTACAGTAAGCCTCTAGCTTATCTATTTGCTCATCTATAGAGTACCCCTCCTCAGCCTGATTGGTAGTAGATACTCTGACATAGATAGCCACTTTATTTGTTGATTTCATTGATTTTGTACCCCCTTTTTGATAAAATAGGTACAAGAAAAGACATCATGAGAGGTTATCTCCATGATAATCTTTTCCTGTCACATGCCTCATGCTCAGAGTCGCCAAACTTTGTGAGCGTGAGGTCTTTTTTTATTTAACTTTTACTTCCATCTCTCCACTTAATTTCTGAGAGACAAGTGAGTCACCATCATCCGTCTTGATGTGTAACATTGGATATAAATTAAAATCAACTCCATTGATACCAGCCCAAACATTAAAAGCCTCATGCTCTTTTGTTTTCAAGCCATCAGCAAATGCTTGTAGGTCTGCTTTAGGGTAGTGCTTATACTCATTTGGAACTTTTACATATAAGATGGTGTCTTTGTTATAAAAAGTATATGTAGAAATATCAACCCCTTTATCAGTTAAATCTTGCTTAAAGTAGTCAATAAAGTTAGCCATCTGCTCTGCTGAAATCCGTGGCAGTTTATCATTAGATTTAGAACTTGCCTCTGTGGTCTCTGTAGTGTCTTTTTTCTCCTCTTTAACCTCACTTGTTGAGGCTTGAGTAGTAACTTTAGGCGTTTCAGGTATTTCTGTCTTAGGTGCTAACCCTAGAGCTTGCAGAATAAAGCCAAGTACAGCTAGGACTAGAAAGCCCCCTACAATTATTTTGATTTTTTTCATTATGTTTTCTCCTTTTTTATGGTTTATAGATTTCTACAACTTCACCTATTGTACGGATGTCATCATTTTCTGTGAGTGGTATTTCCTCATAAGCATTATTTAAACTTTGTAAATACCATAACCCATTATAGTCTCTTTTAAGTTTTTTGACAAAGTTTTTACCGTTTACCTGAAAAACACCAATAGAGTTGACATCAACCTGACTAGTGACTTTGATAAATAATAAGTCATTGTCATCTATTAGAGGCTCCATAGAGTCACCAGCTACTTTAGCGATAGTGTCATAACTCTCAGGCACATCATCAGCTCTGAGTTTTACTTCCATGTGTAAATTATCCTCTTGAAATGCTCCATAACCTGCAGCTACTAACCCCTCAACATAAGCTGTGACAAAATCATCCTGAGGCTTTTCAAAAATAGATAGAGGGGTATCATTCTCTTGCTCCTCAAGTTGAGTCTGAGCATAATACAAGACTTTTTCTTGTCTATCCCTTGAAAGTTTACTATATACAGGCAAAATTTCAGCTTGTTCTAAATCAATGCCGTTAAAATAATCTAATGGCACATCAAAGAAATCAGCAAGGATTTTGACAGATGAGAGTCTAGGCTCCTCCTTATTGTTTTCCCATTTTGAAATTCTACCCTTGTTAAAATTGATAGTGTCAGGATATTCTTTATTAAGAGTATCAGCTAACTCCTCAAGAGTTAGATTATGGCTTTTTCTAAGCTCTTTTATTTTATTTCCTATCATAGTTGTTGCTCCTTTTCTATAAATAGAATATCATAAAAGTTGCGAAAACACAAATATTTTTAAAAAAAATAAAAAAAGTTGTTGACAACGAAAAAATAAAGGTGTATACTAAAATCATCAAGGTTGCGAAAACGCAACAAAAAAAGAAAGGAGATGTCTATGGCAAGTGTATTGGAATTAGATAAACCATACCACAATTTAAAGGGTATCATTGTCTCAAAAGGATTGAAACAAAATGATATTGCTGATAAGTTAGGGATGGATAAGTCAACATTGAGTGTAAAGCTCAACCGATACAAAGGGCGAGATTTTACATTCTCAGAGGCAAGCAAGCTGGCAGAATTGCTAGGTATCAAGATGGAGGATTTCTAACAGTATTTTTTTACTCTAAAAGTTGCGAAAACAACAACAAAGAAAGGAGCAAATATGAACGAACTCATCAATATCACACTCAATGACAACCATGAGCCAGTGGTGTCAGCTAGACAACTACATGAGGCTTTGGATGTCAAAACTAGATATAATGATTGGTTTAATCGTATGACAGAATATGGTTTTATTGAAAATCAAGACTATCTAGCTATTACTCAAAAAAGAGTAACAGCTCAAGGTAATTCAACTAATCAAGTTGACCACATCATCAAGCTAGACATGGCTAAAGAGATTGCTATGATACAGCGAACGGAACGAGGCAAACAAGTCAGACAATACTTTATACAAGTAGAAAAAGACTTTAATAGCCCTGAGAAAATAATGGCAAGAGCCTTACTCATGGCTGACAAGAAAGTCCATCAGCTAGAGGCTAAGATTGAGGCTGACCGTCCTAAGGTGCTATTTGCTGAGGCAGTCAGTGCTAGTCACTCATCTATCCTAGTTGGAGAGCTTGCTAAGTTGCTCAAACAGAATGGGGTAGACATGGGAGCTAATCGCTTATTTAATTGGCTCAGAGCTCATGGATACCTTATCAAGCGCAATGGGCGTGATTGGAACATGCCAACACAAAAGAGCGTAGAGATGGGACTCATCAGAGTCAAAGAAACCAGTATCACACACGCTGACGGCCACATCACAGTTAGCAAGACACCACTTGTCACTGGTAAGGGTCAACAGTACTTTATCAACAAGTTTCTAAATCAGGAACGTTTGACAAGCTAAAGAAAAAGCCCTCAAAAGACGGCCAATCCATTTGAGAGCTAGAAAAATACTTATAAGGTAATTATATCATGAAATCAATAAAAAAGAAATGGGAGCCACGGATAATAAACATTATGGCAGATGGTTCTCAAGTTGACAATTTGTCAGGGTACATTATCCCTGCAGGTCATTCATATTATGACATTATCGGTAAATACTTAAAGAAAGGAGCTTAAATATGAGGTATGCAGTACATCATAAGAAACACCCACGAAAATTACACATCTATCAATAATGCTTTCACTCAAGATAAACAACTAAAACCAGCCACGATAGGGATATTAGCTGTAATATTGACCAACAAAGCTGACTGGGTAGTCTATCCTGAGGAAATTGCAAAGCGTTTGGGAATTAGTAGGCGTACTGTAGATGAACATTTTAAGCTCTTAGAAAAAACTGGTTACCTCAGGACTTACCGATTAGGTCACGGTAGAGGCAAAGGGGTCACGGTTCATAGATTTTTCTCAGATGTGCCAATCTCAGATACCTACTTTGACTATCTAAAAGAAAATTTAGAGAGGGAGTTATCCACAGGTAAGGGGATAAATTAAAAATACAGTTGGAAAATATTGCCATGTGTAAAATTGCCATGTGTAAAATTGCCATGTGTAAAATTGCCCTCTAATAAATACTAACTTTATAACAAGTACTAACTTAATAATAAGTACTAATAAAACAACAAACTACTACTACTAATAAATAAAAGAAAGAGAATATAAAATCATGACTGATAAAAAACTCATCAAACAACAACAGGAAAAGATTGAACGTATCGAACAGTTACAAAAGGATTTACATAAAATGTCTATGTTTGGATTGATGACAGTAAATTTTTTGGAACTAGATGACGAACTAGAAACCCCACTAAAGGCTATCCATGATGTCTCACATGCAATCAAGGATGTATTAGATGGAATGAGCCCTCAAGAGGCTATTAAGAAGAATTTGACAGAAAGTGATGATGAGGAGTAAGAAAATGTGGAATAAATTAAAAGACTATTTTGGACTAGATGAAATCTTGGCAGATGAGCCAATCCAGGAATTAAAGCAAGAAAACAGCAATCTAATTGATTTAAGAACTCTACAAATCGAACTTAGAAAATGTAAAGAGGAAATCAGACAGAAAAACGACTTACTAAATGAGCTATCTACTGAAAATATTAAACTTGCTCAAGGTCTTAAAAGCTGCTCTGAAATCATCTACGAGCAGGAAAAACTAATCAATGTCTTTCAGGATATTTATAACAATGGAGGCAAATGATGGACAGAGGGCTTTTCGGGACTTTTGACTATGACAGGGACTACTTACAACCTACAGAGCCTCAGGATGAGCTTGACCCTGCTGATTATGTATTCAGTGCTGGTCAGTGGATTTATGTAGGAGATTGTTAGCCTATGGATAGAGAGCACTATGAGGACAATGCCTATTGGAGAGAAAGACACCTTAGGACTTGCTACGAGTTAGGCGCTATTATTGATGAGCAACAGGATAAAATAGTAGCCCTTGCAAACGAAAACAAACGCTTAAAGCGTGAAAATTGGAATTTAAAACATAACAGAGGTAAAAGAAGATGACAAACGATATTCAAACAGCAGAGAAAAACTTTTTAGAAGACCCACAGACATTGACAAGCGGGATTGTTAGAAAATATCTTGACCCACAAGGGAAAGCTAGTGATGAGGAATTAGCTTATTTCATTGCTCAGGCAAGAGTACAAAATCTAAACCCATTTACTAGAGAGATTTATTTCATCAAATACGGAAACCAACCAGCTCAAATAGTTGTAGCTCAAAAGGCATTCCAGAAAAAAGCTGACGCTCACCCTCAATATGACGGGATGGAGTCTGGGATAATCTATGAAAAAGATGGAGAAATCCAACGCTCTGAGGGTGCTTTCCTACCAAAAGGGGCAGAAATTTTAGGAGCGTGGGCGGTAGTATACAGAAAAGACCGTACCCACCCGACAAGAGCAGAGGTCACTTTCTCTGAGTACGATAACTCAAAGATTAGAAAAGAGGGAAAAATCAATCAATACGGCAAAGAAAACAAGCCTAACACATGGGATGAAAAGCCAGCAGTTATGATACAAAAAGTAGCAACAGTAACAGCTCTTAGAAATGCTTTTCCTAATGAGTTGGGCGGACTTTATGAGGCTGATGAGTTAAGAGAAGTTAAGGACATTACACCTCCAGCGCCTCAAGAGAGCCGTGAGGATGTAGTAGCACGCAAGATGGCTCAGATTGAGCAATTCAACAGAGAGCAAGAGGCAAGCCATGTAACACCTGAGATGGAACCTGAGGCACCTCATGAACCAATCCAAGGTGAGCTACTAGATGATAATGAGCTTGAATTTTAGAAAAAAGGAGGAGCAACATGCAAGAATTACAAGTAAAAATCACACAGGCACAGGTTGAAATCATTGACCGTGAGAAATTTGAGCAGAATATCAATGAGGTAGTGACTAAGTATCAAAACTATACGGTCACAGCCTCTACTATCAAAGATGATAAGCAAGTACTTGCAAATCTACGCAAATTAGATAAGCAGGTCTCTGATGAGCGTATCAGGAATAAAAAACTACTATCTGAGCCTGCTGATGAGTTTGATAAATACATCAAGCAAGCCATTCAACCACTCAAAGACATCATTGAAAAGATTGATGAAGATGTCAAAGAATTTGAAAATCATCAAAAAATGGTCAGACTGGACACGGTTAAGGCTTACATCTCAAACAAGTCAGCTGAGTATATGCTAGACCCTAGAGTCTTTGATGAGAAAGCTACAGAATACATCAAGGCTAGTGATTTCATGGCTGATGGCATGACACTCAAAAAAGCAACCATGAAAAGCCTTGATGATATGGTTACGTTTGAATTTCAGAAACAGCAAGAGCTTGAGAAATCTAAATCAGCTATCTCAGGGCTCTGTGCTGAGTATGGGATGACTGACTCTCCTTATATCCGTATGTTAAGAGACTTGACCCTTGCTGAGGTCTTTGAACAAATCAAGGCTGATTATGCTTTCCAAAAAGAAAAGCAAGAGCTTGAACGTGCAAGGCAGGAACTTGAGCAAGCTAGTCAGCTAAAATCAACAGAGACCCCAAAATTTGACCCAGAGACAGGAGAAATCTTAGACAGTGGGCAAATCCCTCAAAATGAGACAAACGAGCTCAGAGGGGCTGAAAATGGCTTAAAACGATATACCCAAAAAATGACAGTTGAGGTATATCTTGTAGACACAGCTGATAAAGACCATTTTAAATCTACGCTTGAGCAGGCTGGGTACACAGTCAAGCATAATTACAAGGTTAGTGGTTATCAACGTATCGAACCTTTAACACAGGATGAGCTCAATGAGCAATGTGGGTGGTAAGTATGGAGGTCAGAGGAATATTGTACTATTGCATGGATTGTGACGAACGCTATATTGAACATTTTATAGATGAACCAGTAATTTGGCATTGCAAGAAGTGCAATAGAGAAGGTGTGCTTATAGAAAGTAGGTGGCTTGAATATGGAGATTAGAAAAGTATCAGATAGCATTTCAATCTATTCAGATGGAAAGAGATTGCAAGTCATCCATGATTTAGGAGATGAGTTTATCCTGGATTTGAGTGTAAAGATGGGTACAGGTTACAATGTGGATAATTTTTCTCAGTTTGTAGACATAGAGATTGAGCCTGTATTCAAAGTTTGTGGTTTTTGCTCAAAAGCTGGAGAGGATATGCACAGATTAAGATGGGCTATCCTACAATTTGAGGAATTTGAACGCTATATCAAAGCCAATCAGGATGACCTGGTTGAATGGTTAGAAAATCCAGGGAGGAAAATAAATGATTAACAATGTCACACTGGTTGGGAGGCTGGTAGCGCCTCCTGAGTTAAAGAAAACGCCTAATAATGTATCAGCACTACAGGGAACACTTGCAGTCAATCGCAATTCCAAAAATGAAAATGGAGACCGTGAGGCTGATTTTATCAATTTCCAAGCGTGGAGAGGTACAGCTGACATCATTGCTCAGTATTGTAGCAAAGGCTCACTGATTGGACTCACAGGGCGCTTACAAGTGAGGTCTTATGAAAAAGATGGCCAGCGTAGATATGTGACTGAGGTAGTCGCTGAGAGTGTCGCTCTGCTAGAGAGTCGTAATAAACAACAAGAACAGACTCCAGCTCAAACAAGCAACAACTACACAGGAAATAGCAACCCATTCAGTCAGCCTGACCCATTCAGTATCTCTGATGATGATTTGCCTTTTTAGGAGCTGCTAAATGAAATTAACACTAAATATTGAGCCTAAACCACAATCAAGGCCACGGTTTACACGTTTTGGGAGTGCTTATGATGACCCTAAAATGAAAGCCTGGCGCAATCATTGCCAGCTTTTAGTGGCTAATCAGTACATAGGGCAGCCAATGCTTGAGGGAGCTTTGAGGGCACGGCTTAGATTTTACATCAAGCCTCCTCAGTACCTCTCTAAGGTTAAGAAATATCATCAGGTTCTCATTGATGAGGTCATACCAGTAGACAAAAAGCCTGACATAGATAACTACGAAAAGGCTCTATATGACAGTATGTCAGGGATTGTCTTTAAAGATGATGGACAGATAGCTTTGCATGATGTAGGCAAATTTTACAGCCTAAATCCAAGGATAGAGATAGAAATTGAGGAGATGAGATGGAATGGCTAGCAGATAATATAGACCACCCCATTATATGTATTGTGTTTTTTGTAGTTGGTCTTATTCTAGGTAATATAGAACCATTCAACAAACCGCCTGCAACCAATAAACCGCCTATAATTATTTATAAGGTTGATAATGCTGGCTCAGGAATACATGGGAAAATCAGTGATAAAGAAATCATAGAGGGTCGCTATACTGTGACAGTGCCCTCTTATGGAAAATTTTTAGTGACAAAGGAACAATATGAGAGTATCAGAGTAGGTGATGACATGCCTGCATATTTGAAATAAAGGAGCAAAAATGGACTATAAAAAACAGTTAACAGAAAAACAGCGTGAGCGTTTTGCTTTTATGCTCAGACAGAAACGACTAGATATAGGTTTGACAATTAGTGACCTGGCATATAAATTAGGTTATTCAGAGTCAAGTATCTCATGTTGGGAGAATAAGAAGAAAAAGCCCAATTTATACAAAGTGGAGGATGTGGCTAGTTTCTTTGGAGTCCCACTAAATATTATGATAGGTGAGGAATAAGGAGGTAGAGGGATGGATAAGCAAGAATTGATTGAACTGATAAAAGGCTTAAAAAATATTTTTGGCAACAAAACAAAATATGTTGAGAAAGACTTGGTAATAGAACTTATTTCTAAACTAGACGAACCGCAGAAAGTCAAAGTGTCTGAGGAAGAAGAAGAATTTCTTAAAACGTTTGATTTTAATCGTGAAAATGATGTTGCAACAGCTTTATATCATGTTTCAAGAACTGGCTGGGGATATGAGCTAACGGATAGAGACGGCACAAAATTAAAACACTTGACGAGAGAAGCTAGGCTACTTGAAAACAGAAAAAGATTAATAAAAGCCATACTTGACGGCTACGAGGTCGAGAAAGAACCAAAGTATATTGTGAAGTTGAAAAACGTTCCTGACTTATTCGGGATTTTGAATTTTGGTAAACATTCAAAAGAGTGGATTTTTTCAGACTCAAATACAAACAGCCATCATCGAACCAAACACACCAAAAAACAACTAGAACAAGCTGGTTTTGGCTGGGTGTTTGATTGCCCGGGTATTGAGATTGAGGAGATTATAGAATGAAAGACTTTATTTTAGCTATCAATAATTTAAAAATTGATATTATACACAACTCAGATAAGCTAGACAGCTATGAGCTAGGAAATATCAAGAGCCATGCAAGGGATTTATATGAGAGCCTTGTATGGTTGCAGTGTATGGCAGAGGAGGCAGGAAAATGAGACCTAAAAAATACCCGTATTTAGGGAGCAAAATAAATAAAGTGACTACAACAGGAATAGGAGCTAGAGAGCTTGTAGTTTTTCCTAACGTAGCTTTCAGAAAAGAATTGCTCAAGCACGTTTTTTCAGTCGTCAAAGTACATGACAACACTACAATTATTTATTTTAGAGTTCCGAAAGTATTTGGATACGAGGAGGAAAAAGCTAGAGTAAATCTTAGCTATGAGAAAACTATAAAAATTTTGAATAAGGCAAACTAAAGGAGAGGTAGAGAGTGAGCAAAGCTAAAGAACTCTTGACAGAGTTACAGAGCTTGGACATGGACATCCAAAGCCGTATAGATGAAATCAATGAGCTTGAGGCTGGGCTACTCTCAAGCCCTAAGTGGACAGATGTAAAAGTCCAAAATGGCCAAGTTAGAAAAATTGATGATGTGTATGCTCAGTTGATTACTATGAAACAAGAGATAGAGCGTGACATCAAAGAAATCATAGATAGAAAGTTAGAGCTAAGCAGGCTAATAAATAAGCTATCAAATCCAAAGTATAGGACGGTATTAAGGATGACATATATAAATAAGATGTATGTAGATGACATCTGTGACAAAATGGAAATCAGTAGGACTACATTCTATACATGGAGAGGCTTAGCTATTAGTGAGTTAAATGATTTATTAAATCGGACTAAATCGGACTAATAAGGTTAAAATTTGTTAGCACAGTTTTTAAAATCTGATAAAATGATAGTGTCAAATGCTGAAAAGGTTTGATATTATCTCCTTATGTTTTTGAGGCTACGGCCTCTTATGGTAGTGGTAAAGGTTACGGTGAACCTCTAAAAATGTTGCTCCTACGGTTTGCCTCTGGTTCAATTCCAGGCACTATCTTAATGACTACGAAAATAAAAAAACAAATGTAGTATCTATCAGTTGCAGGGTAGTAGTCGCCTTGCATTAAGTCACTCATTGAGTGGCTTTTTTATATTTCAAAACAAATAAACAGCAGGAGGTTTAGGCTTGGGTAGAGCAAGAGACCCCAACCGAGACAAAGCATTTGAAATCTATTCAGAGAACAATGGCAACATTGAACTGATTGAGATTGCTGAGCGTTTGGGTGTTTCAGCTGGCACTGTCCGAGGTTGGAAAAGTAAAGATAAATGGGAACCTAAAATAAAAGGAACGTTCCAAAAGAAAAATAAGGAACGCTCCAAAAAACCAAGAGGCGCTCCCAAAGGTAGCAAGAATGCTCTAGGACATGGAGCACCTAAAGGAAATACCAACGCTGTCAAACATGGATTGTTTGCTAAGTATCTCCCTCAAGAGGTATATGAGATAGCTCAGGAACTTTCAGAAAAGCAACCTATAGACATCCTGTGGGAAAATATCACGCTGACTTATGCTAATCTTTTGCACGCTCAGCGTATTTTGTATGTGCAAGATGTTGATGATACTACAAGCGTGCTTATAGCTACCACGGCAAAAGGTGGCGCAAGCTATGAAATTCATACATCATGGGATAAGCAAGGCAAGGCATTAGCTGCAATAGCAAGAGCTCAGGCTGAACTCAGAGGCATGATAAAGACTTATGATGAGCTTACACGCTCTCCACTGGTCACAGAGGAGCAACGTTTGAGGATTGATAACCTCAAGGCTCAACTAGGTTCTAATGATGAGGATGATACAGTCATAACTGGATTTACATTTGATAGGAGTGAGTACAATGGTAACACTGAACCTAGCCAAATTGATTAACCCAGTATTTGATGATGTCCTATACACAAACAAGAGCCATGTAGTGCTCAAGGGTGGCCGTGCCTCTACTAAGTCATCAGTGGTCTCTATTGACCTTGTCAATGACTTTATCAATGACCCTAATGGGAATGTGGTAGTCTTACGCAAAGTAGGCAAGTACTTGAGAATGTCAGTATATGAGCAGATAAGATGGGCTATCTATGAGATGGGCTTAGCTAATCAGTTTAAATTTGGGAAATCTCCCTTACAGATAACTCATATCAAGACAGGAACAGCTTTTTATTTTTATGGGGTTGATGACCCCATGAAACTCAAGTCACAGAAAATAGCTAAAGGCTATGTCATGGCTGTATGGTTTGAGGAATTAGCTGAGTTTGCTGGTCGTGAGGATATTGACATAGTTGAGGATACTTTCATCCGTCAAGAGCTCCCAAACGGCAAAGAGGTCAAGGTCTATTTCACTTATAACCCTCCACGCAATCCCTATGACTGGATAAATGAGTGGGTGGCTGAGAAAGCTAGTGACCCTACATATATGATACATCATAGCACCTACCTTGATGATAGACTAGGCTTTCTGTCCAGGCAGATGATTGAGAAGATAGAGCGTTACAAAGAGACTGACCCTGACTATTATAGATGGATGTATTTGGGTGAGGTTATCGGTTTAGGTAATCATGTCTATAACATGAGCTATTTTAAACCACTAGAGAGCCTCCCTACTGATGATAAGCTAATAGGCATATCATTTGCTATGGATACTGGACACCAGCAATCAGCAACAACATGTGGAGCTTATGGACTTACAGCAAAGGGTAAGGTTATCCTATTAGATACTTTCTACTACTCACCAGCTGGTAAAACCATTAAAAAAGCACCTAGTGAGCTATCTGTCATGATACATGATTTTATAGATGATGTCATGAGGACTTACAGAGTGCCTAAATTAAAAATGACTATTGATAGTGCAGAGGGAGCTCTTAGAAACCAATATTTCAGAGATTATGGAGAACGCTGGCACCCAGTAGCCAAAAAGAAAAATCAGACTATGATTGATATGGTTATCAGTTTATTAGCTGAGGGTCGTTTTTATTACCTTAATACTGAAAATAACAGGGTATTCATTGAGGAGCATAAGATGTACCGATATGATGACAAAACCATCAATACTGATGACCCTAAAGTCATCAAGGAAGATGACCACACAGTAGATGGTTTCAAGTATTTTGTCCTAGACAATGCTAGAGAGTTAAATCTAAAAGCCTAAAGGAGCTAGTAATGGGAATAGTCCAAACGATTAAAGATATTTTTAAAAGGAGTAAATATGTGATGACTACTCAAAATCTAACATACATCACTGACCATCCGAAGATAGCAGTATCATCAGCAGAATATGACCGTATTAGGGAAAATATTAAGTATTTTTCAGGCCATTACCCTCAAGTAGAGTATAGAGACAGTAATGGGACTAAAAATAAAAGAGATTTCAACCATTTACCTATTGGCCGTACAGCTGCTAAGAAGATTGCAAGCCTTGTATTTAATGAACAGGCTGAAATTAAAGTAGATAATGAGCAAGCTAATAAGTTTATCCAACAACAGCTACAAGATGACCGATTTACAAAAAACTTTGAGCGATACCTTGAGAGTTGTTTAGCGCTTGGTGGTCTTGCTATGAGGCCTTATGTGGATGGTGAACGTGTAAGAGTGTCATTTATTCAAGCACCTGTATTTTTGCCATTGCAATCTAACACTCAGGATGTCTCTAGCGCTGCAATCGTGACCAAGACCATCAAAGCTGATGGTAACAAGCAGAGATATTACACACTGATTGAATTTCATGAGTGGTCAAATGATAAGTACACAGTAACTAATGAATTATACAAGTCTGATAATAAGCATGCAGTAGGCTCAAGAGTGCCACTGTCAGAGATTTACGAGGATTTAGAGGAAGTAGTGGAGCTAAATGGCTTGAGCCGTCCACTATTCACTTACCTAAGACCTCCAGGTATGAATAATAAAGACATCAACAGTCCTCTTGGTCTATCTATTTTTGATAACGCTAAAACTACAATAGACTTTCTTAATACCACTTATGATGAGTTTATGTGGGAGGTCAAGATGGGTCAGCGTAGAGTGGCAGTGCCTAGCCAAATGATTAAAACAGAATATGACCAAAATGGTGATAATGTAGTAGTCAAGCGTGAGTTTGAGGCTGGTCACAATGTCTATGAGCAGTTTGACTCAGGGGACATGGATAAAGGCATAGGTATCACAGACCTTACTACACCAATCAGGTCAGATGACTACATCAAGGCTATCAACGAGGGCTTAGCTCTTTTTGAAATGCAGATTGGTGTATCAGCTGGGATGTTTAGCTTTGATGGTAAGAGCATGAAAACAGCTACAGAGATAGTCTCTGAGAACTCTGACACATACCAAATGAGAAATAGTATTGTGAGCCTAGTAGAGCAGTCTCTAAAAGAGCTCATTGTCTCAATGTTAGAACTTGCCAAGGCTTATAAGCTATACTCAGGTGAAATCCCTGAGATGGACAAAATTAGCATTAACCTTGATGATGGCGTCTTTACTGACAGAAATGCAGAACTTGACTACTGGATAAAAGTAGTTAATGCTGGTTTTGGTACTGACACAATGGCTATTGAGAAAGTCCTAAACGTGACACCTGAAAAAGCTAAAAAAATCAAGGCTGAGATTGATGGCAATGTCATTGATGATGTAAATAGTGAGCGTAGCCCTGAGGATGTCTCAACTTATGGAGAGTGATTAGATGGCTGATGTCAAAAAGAAACCAATCAAGCTAAATGATGAGCAGCTCATGCTTGACGCAAGCCGTGTGGCAGACATCTATCATCAGCTAACTCTTGACCTTTTTGACCAAGTTATAGACCGTATCAAAGAGCGTGGCTCTGCTAGTCTTGAGGAAAACCCTTATATTTGGCAACTTGAGAGAATGAATGAGATGGGCTTGCTTAATGATGATAATGTCAGCCTTATCTCAGAGCGCTCAGGAATTGCTGAGGAACAGCTCAGGTATGTCATACAAAATGAGGGATACAAAGTCTACAAGGATACTAAAGAGCAACTACTGGAGTCTATAGGTGGGGATTTTACTGATAACTCACTCATCCAGACCAATCTAGCTGCTTATGTCAATCAGACCATGGGAGACATAGATAACCTCATCAATACCACCCTGCCACTGAGTGTCAGAAAGGTCTATCAGTCTATTGTTGAGGAGAGTGTAGCAAAAGTTGTAACTGGCTTAACTACATCAGATAAAGCCATCTCTGATACAGTCATGAAATGGGCTGAAAAGGGTTTCTATGGCTTTACTGATAGCCAAGGCAAGAGGTGGAAAGCTGACACTTATGCTAGACAGGTCATCAAGTCAACAGCTTGGAGGGTCTACCGTGAGGTCAGAATGGCTCCAGCTGAGGAATTAGGTATAGATACCTTTTACTATCACAAAAAGGCCACAGCAAGAGAGATGTGTGCTCCTCTACAACATCAGATAGTAACTACTGGAGTTGCTAGAGAAGTAAATGGAGAGCGTGTCTTAGCTTTAGCTGATTATGGCTACGGTCATCCTGCTGGATGTCAGGGGATAAATTGTACTCATGAGATGACACCATACATCCCAGGGGTCAACTACAAGCCTGATTTGCCTGACCATTTGAAAGACCTAACACCTGAGGAGGCTATAGCAAATGCAAACGTACAGGCTAAACAGAGAGCCCTAGAGAGGTCTATCAGGAAGTCTAAGGAACTTTTGCATGTGGCAGAAAAACTAGGAGACAGTGAGCTAATATCTAAGTATAAGAGCAAAGTTAGGATGAAACAGGGAGCCATGAGAGGCTTTTTGAGTCAACACCCTTACCTACATAGAGATTATGCTAGAGAAAAATACTACAATGACCCTTATACACAAGCTAAGAAAGAGATAAAGGTCAGAAAAGAACTTGAAAAGCTGGAGAAACACAGAGCAGAACAAAAAGAAATGCGAAAACGTTTCACAAACGCTGTGAAAGATGGTATAATTAAGGCAGAAATCAACGAACAAAAACAAGCGACTCATATCAAAGGAACTAATGAGTGGCTTACGAGGATTGAAAATGAATTAGCTAATGGTAATAAGATTGAGCCAAGCTATTTGACAATATCAATGGATGAGGCTGCTGAGCTTATTAAACGTTATTCAGGAACAGGTAAATTCTTGTATAAAGCAAATCCTGACTACATCCCTAAAAAAGAGGTTATAAAACATAATCGCAAGATTGGCATGTATATTGACCAACGAACAGGCGAGATATTTGAAACTGACACCTTTAGGATACACTATAGAAAGACAGGGGCACACATTGTCCCAACGTATGGAGGCGAGCTATGAAATTATGGACTTTTTTAAGACAAAACGTGAAACTTGTGCTTAAAGACGGCTCAATTATTTCAGGTTTTGTCCAAGAATACTGCAACAAAGATGACAATGACGAGGAGATTGACTCAATCGGATTGGATGTTGACGGTACTCTTTATGAGTATTTTGAGGATGAAATCCTTAGTATTTCAGTAGCTTAGCGCTTAGAACAATCTAGGCGCTTTTTTCATACAATAAACCACTATAAACCTATGGGAGCCCATCAGGTTTTTTATTTTGCCCTGGAGCATGGCGTAAAACTGTCTTAATTGCCCTGTGTGGCGTAAAAAGGAGGATTAAGACATGAGTCTTAAACGTGAAATGTTAGTTGAGGCAGGTATTGAGGATAAGTCGGTGATTGACAATATCATGCAAGCGTACGGTGCGGGTATTGAGAATGCAAAATCACAGGCTAAATCTGAGCTACAAGCTGAAAACGAGGCATTAAAGCAACAACTTGAGCAACAGACTCAAGCTATCCAAGACTTACAAGCTAAAGAGGGTGCTAGTGAGGAAAGCAAGCAACAGCTTGAAGAACTCAAAGCCCAATTTGAGCAATATAAACTTGATAGTGAGGCAAATCTTGCTCAGGTAACCAAAACCAATGCTATTGCCCTTGCTTTGAAAGATGTAGGAGCATACAACTCAGAGGATTTGATGAAATTCATCAACCTAGACAGTATTGAGCTAGGAGAAGATGGCAAGCCTCAACTTGAGGACACAATCAACTCACTCAGAGAGTCAAGCCCTTACCTATTCCAAACAGTGCAAGAGCAACCTAACCCTAATATCTCTGTCCCTGGCAATCCATCAGCAAGTAATGCAGATGATGGCCTAAGCGCAGAGGACAAGGCCTTATTTGCAGGCTTTGATAGCGTATAATACTATAAAGAAAAGAGGAAAAACATAAATGACAGTAAACTACGCAGAAAAATTCAGTCAGAAAGTAGATGAGCGTTTTGCAAGAGAGGCTCTTACTACTAACACTATCAACCAAGATTTTGATTTCATTGACGCTGAGACAGTCAAGGTCTACACAGTCGCTACATCAGGAATGAATGACTATCAGACTACTGGTCAAAATCGTTATGGTACAGCTGATGAGCTTGGTAATACAGTCCAAACTATGACGCTCTCTAAAGACCGTTCATTTACATTCACGATTGATAAAAAATCTGAGCAAGGTACAAATGGCGTTATGGAGGCAGGTAAGTCTCTAGCCCGTCAAATCTCAGAGGTAGTCATCCCTGAGGTTGATAAGTACCGTTTATCAGCAATGGTTTCAGGCGCTGATACTGGACATGTTGGAACAGGCGCAGTCACTAAGACTAATGCTTATGAGCTTGTACTTGAGGGGCAATCTAAGTTGTCAGATGCTCTAGTCCCTGTGGCTGGCCGTATTTTGCATGTATCCCCTAAATTCTACAAGTTGATTAAACTTGATGATACTTTCATCAAAAACTCAGACCTTGGACAAGAAATTACTGTCAAGGGTCAAGTAGGTATGATTGATGGTATGCCAGTAGTATTGACACCATCTACATATATGCCTACAGGTGTTGAGTTTATTATCGCTCATCCAGCTGCTACTACATCACCTGTTAAGTTGGAAGATTATAAAATTCACGACAACCCACCAGGTATCAACGGTAAACTTGTTGAGGGTCGTATCCGTTATGACGCTTTCGTTTTGGACGCTAAAAAGAAAGCTATTTACGTCCACAAAACAGCCTAAGGAGGTATAATCAATGGCTAATGATAACACAGTAGAGGAAGTAGTAGAGGTCAAAACTGATGTCACTTTGACTAAGGATGGGGTATCATTTACCCTGTCTGACCCTATCATGGTATCAGCTTTTGAAAACAATGGCTATAAAGTGGAGGAATAAACTAAATGGCTCAGTTTAAAGCAACAAGTAATGTTGTTTTTAATGTTAACGGCAAAGAGCAAAGCTATGACAAGGATGTAGTCTATGACATGGATGTCAAAGTAGCTGAGAGCTTAAATGCTCAAGGCAAACAGTCACATCCTGAGTTAAGCCCATTCTTTGAACCAGTTGATGAAAAAGAAGAAATCAAAGAGGCAGGTAAATAGTACCGCCTCTTATTTATTGGAGGTGGTTACTATCGCTTATTTGACACAAGATGAGTTTAATGATTTAGGATTTGATGAAGTAGATGACTTTGAAAAATTATTGACAAGGGCAGAGGTAGCTATCAATCTCTTTCTTAATAATCTTTATGATTTTGTTGATTTTGAAACTGAAATTAAGTTTAGAAAGAAAGCTGTCAAACTTGCTACGGCTTACCAAGTGGCATATTTAGACGCTAGTGGTATTGCTACAGCTGATGACAGACAGTCAGCCTCAACAGTGATATTAGGTAGGACTCATATAAGCTATCAGGGAGGCTCAAAACAAGCCTTTGAAAGCTCTAGGTATAATCTATCACTTGACGCCTTGAACGTGCTAAAAGCAGCAGGTTTTGGGTATAGGGGGGTAGGATATGATAGAGATTGATAAGCGCTTATTGATTGATACTGTAACAATTAAAAAAGACACAGGTGAAAAAGACGGATGGGGAAAAGTAATATTAGAGAGCCCAGTGACCCTTAAACATGTCAGATTTGATAGACAGTATCAAGTGCAAGGCACCAAAAACAGCCGTAAAGAGTCCAAACCTAGTACCTTATTTGTGTACCCTAAACATTGTCCTATTACCTTAGATGATACCTTTGAAAATGCCATCATCAATGATGGTGAGCGTGAATATAGAGTTACTGCTATAGTGCCTATTAGCTATCCACATAAACAAAAAGTATTTTGCTATGAAGTGGAGTGTATCTGATGGGAACTAGCGTATCTGTCAAAGTTGACCTAAAAGGTATTGAAAATAAGGTATCTCCAACAGCTTTAGCAAAAGGGAAATTAGCCATGGCTAACCAAATGCTAACAGACATGAGCCCTTTTGTTCCTAGGAAAAGTGGTGACCTCAGTGGAAGTGGTCAAGCTACTAAAGATGGTATCAGGTACCCTGGGCCTTATGCCAGAGCCCAATTTTACGGCTCTAGCTACAACAAGGCTAGGGTTTTTTATTTCAAGAAATACACTACACCAGGAACTGGAAAGCGCTGGGACTTGAAAGCTACAGCGCTACACCTTAAAGACTGGGAGAGAGTAGGAATAAAAGCAATGGGAGTAAAAGCATGAATAACAACGATTTTTCAGAAGTCCTCAGAGATTTCATCAACACACTAAACCTCTCTCTGACTTGTAGGCTTGACTATTTGTCAGAGAAAGAGGATTTAGTCCTATATCCTTTGCCAGGTGGCAAGATTTTAAATGAGTATATGGACGGTAAGCAAGACATCAGCCTTGTCTTTGAGGTGGCAATCAAAACGACTGACCACCAAAGAACAAGCTCTATTTTGTGGGCTATCAATCATGCTCTTGCTAATTTTGATTTAGAACTACCTAGCAAGAATAACTCATACCAATTCAGAGGCCTTGAAGTATCACAGCCATTCCTTAATGACCGTGATGACCAAGGCTTTTATATTTACATGTTAGATGTAACGGCAGAAATTGAAGTAAATGGAGGAAATTAAATGCCAAAATTAAAAAACGCCAAGCGTAAACACTATGTGGCGCCTTGGTCAGCAGAAAACCCAGCAACAGAGCCAACAGGTGACGCTTGGAAATGGCTTGCAGATGGAGTGACAACCGCTGAGGTTGAAAATGACGAAGAAACAGACGATACAGCTTACTACAATGGTGATGGAACACCTGAAACAGTAGTAAAATCTGTAAAATACGGGTTCTCATTTGAGGGGGACTACATCAAAGAGGATGAGGCTCAAGCTATCATTGCTGGCATGCGCTTTAAAATCGGTGATGGGCGTAAATTGTGGTTTAAAGTTGTTGACGCTGATGGCAAAAAGCAATATGTGGGCGTAGCTACAGCCTCTGGCATTAAAATTGGAGGCGGTGAGGCGGCTGAGTTTGAGGGCTTTGAGTGTACTATTAGCTGGAACTCAGCACCTAAGGAGTCCGCTGTAGTCGGATAATGTGTTTTAGGGGGAGTGGCAATGCTCCCCTTTTTATTTTTGAACAAAAAATTAGTAGGAGAAAAATAATGGTAGTAATTAAAAAGCGTGACAATGTCATCCCTGTAGAATTTGGAGAGTTTACTCTTGAATTTATCGCAAATGACCAAAATATTCACAAAATGGAAAAACTTGGCAAAATCCTCAAAGATGAGGGCGAGAAAGTAGCCAATGCAGATGATGAGAAAGCCTTTGAGGCTCTACAGGACATGGTTAAAAACTCATGGACAGAATTATTTGACGCTGAGGCTTATCAAAAAGTCTACGATTTCTCAAATGGGTCTACTGTAGACACAATGGCCTACTTACTTGAGACTATCAATGGGGTCATCTCAGAATGGGAACAACGTAACAACACAGACGCTCTTAAAAAATATCTAGGAGACTAACATGCTAGATTTATCAAGGAAATTGACTGATGAGCTTATCCTTGGTGATGTTGTATACCCTATGAATATCTCTTTTAACAAGGTTTTAAAAGTTATTGAGCTTATCAATGATGATGATATTGATGAGATTTACAAGCCCTATCTTGCTTTACAGATTTTTACTGATGTTGATTTTACTCAAGCACTTACGCCTGAGGAGGCTACTGGTATCTTTAAGATGGTATTTGAGGAGCACATCAGACTTATTCCAGCTAGAGATACGGCACCAGTGCTAGACCTAGCAGGCAATCCTATTAAGAGCAAGATACGCTCTAGGAGTCAATCAGAGACCAGTGCCAGACTGTTTAGCTTGAAATATGACGCTGAATATATTTACTCATCATTCATGCAAGCCTACGGCATTGACCTCATAGACGCTCAGAACAGCCTACACTGGAAAAAATTTAACGCTCTATTAAATGGCCTACCAAGTGATACAAAATTCTCTGAGGTTATCAAGATAAGAGCTTATAAGCCTCAAAAGGGAGATAGTAAGAAGTATAGAGAGAGCATGAAAGAACTCAAAAAAGAGTACGCTCTACCTAAAGATTTTGACTACTAATTTAGAAAGGAGGGAATAAATGGCAGATGGTTCAGTAACTATCAAGGTTGATATGGATGGCTCAGGTGCTCAGGCTGGAGTCAGCAAGCTCAAGTCTCTGTTTGGAGGCCTTGAGAGTACAGGGCAAAAAGTAGGCTCTGTATTCAAGTCTGTATTGGGAGCTAATTTGATTGGTTCAGCCTTATCAAGTGGGGTTGGCGCAGTTACTGGGGGTATCCGTGAGATGGCCTCTGAGCTCAATAGCTCACAAAAAGCATGGAAAACATTTGAGGGGAACCTCCAAGCCTTTGGGCGCTCATCTGAGGAAATCAAGGCAGCTAAGACCGAAATGCAAGACTTTGCAACCAAGACCATCTACTCAGCCTCTGACATGGCTAATACTTACTCACAGCTTGACGCTGTAGGTGTAAAAAATGTAGGTAGCTTGGTTAAGGCCTTTGGTGGACTTGCCGCCTCAGCAGAAAACCCAGCACAAGCCATGAAATCATTGTCTACACAAGCAACACAGATGGCAAGTAAGCCAAAAGTAGCTTGGATGGACTTTAAAATCATGATGGAGCAAGCGCCTGCTGGTATGGCTGCAGTAGCAAAAGAGATGGGAATGTCTACAGCTGACCTTGTAAAAGCTGTGCAAGATGGGAAAGTTAAGACTGAGGATTTCTTTGACGCTATGAATAAAGCGGGTAACTCAGACGCTTTCCAAAAGATGGCCACAGAATTTAAAACGGTTGACCAAGCCATAGACGGGGCAAAAGAGAGCCTCTCTAATAAGCTAATGCCAGCCTTTGATAAGCTCAATTCATTTGGAATTAAGGCAGTCAATGCAGTTTCAGACGCTTTAGGCAAAATCAACTTTGATAGTCTAGCAGAAAAATTAGGGAGCTTACTGGATAGCATTGATGTAGATGGTTTTATATCAGGCTTATCTAATGGATTTGCTCAAGCAGGTCAAATGGTCTCTAATTTCTTTGCTATTTTTAATAAAGCTGGCGTATTTGATTACATCTCAGACTCAATCAGAGATATTGTAGTCACAGTACAGTCTCTTTTTGAGGAGTTAACCAGTGATAGCAATGGTTTTAGTAATGTTGTTGAGGGTATCGCTAATGTAGTGATTTTAGTAAATGTAGCCATCCAAGAGTTAGCTGCTGGCGTTCAATTTGCTCTTGAGGCATTTGCTAACACTGGAGCTATTAAAAATGCTTACAGTGCTTTCAAGGATTTCACAGCTGCAGCTTTAGACCTTGCTGAAAAATTATCAGATGTCATTCCTTGGGATATTATAGGAGCTGCTGCAGGTCATGTAGTAAATGCTATTTCATTAGTTATCAGTTGGATTTCAAAATTATCTCAGTCAATAAGCGGAGATATTTGGAGAGGCTTAGTCGTAGGTATTGGTGGAGCAGTTGTCGCTTTCAAAGCGTTTAACTTTTTACAATCGTTCAATCCTTTTGGATTGTTTAAGAGTAACGCTACATCAGCCTTGAGTGGCACCACATCAACAGTATCCTCAATAGGTTCACAAATCGTGGCAGTCATCCGTAGTTTAGGAGAGAGTGTTTCTACAATGGCTAAAGGAATTGGCGAGGGCATAGGGGCTGCTTTTCGTGGAATTGGTCAGGGTCTATCTATGATTAACCCTGTAACTATTGCAGCATTAGCCGTGCCAATTTTAGCTTTAGGAGCAGCATTTGCTTTGATGGGAACTCAAGGCCAAGGTTTAGCAACTATTCTACAAGCTATCGGTGATGTGGTAGTCAGTGTAGGTACAGCCATAGGTACTATCCTAAACATGGCTATACAAGGATTGGCGCAAGCCCTTGTAATTGTAGCACCTGTGCTCCCTACTATAGCCTCATCATTTGCAATGATGTCCCCAGTTATTTTAGCTGTAGGGGCAGCAGTTAGCTCCATCATCAGCTCATTTAGTGGGTTAGCGCCAGTGATTACAGCACTAGGCTCAGCAATTAGCCAAGTAATAACATCTATCAGCTCAGGTATTGCCAATGTAGCTACAGCCATAACCCCTATTGTTGCAATTATTTCAGATACTTTTGTCCAGGTGGTTAGCATTGTCACTGAGGCAGTTGTCCAAATCGTCCAAGCTATCGCTCCATTTGTGCCAGCGATTACTGAGATGGTGACCTCAACGGCTCCTATTATCCAGTCTCTTATTGAGTCATTTAATAACCTTGTCAATCAAATTAGCCCTATTATTGATAGTTTGACCAATTTGATTAAGACATTTGGTGAACAAGTTAAGTCTATCCTGGATAGCGCTAAGGGCGTAGTAGAGTCATTTGGCTCAGTTATTAGGAGTGTACTTGATGGTGTTGCTGGTATTTTTGAGAGCATGGGTAATGCTGCTAAAAATGCTGGAGCAGGCGTGAAGTTGATGGCTCAAGGCGTAAAAATGCTAGTAGACCTTAATTTAGGGGATTTAGTTGGAACTCTAGCAGCAACAGCCGTAGGTTTGGCAGCTATTGCTAACTCAGGTATCGCTACAGCAGGCTCAGGCTTGCAACAGTCAGGGATAGGATTGAGTTTGATAGCTACATCAGCTAGAGCAGCGAGCGTGGCTATACAAACCCTACCAACAGAATTGAGTGCACTAAGCACAAGCATTAACCAATTACCAAACGCTTTAACAACAACAGGTACAGCTATGAGCACATTTGCTACATCAGCAGTGGCCTCATTTAGTAGCTTGTCTGGTGCTGTTTCAGGTATTACTGTCTTAAAAAGTGCCCTTATTGGTTTATCAAGCGCCTTAGTGGCTACTATGACAGCTACATCAGCAATGACATCAGGATTTTCTGCAACGGCTGGAGTTATTAGCTCCCTAGGTGGGGTGTTAGGTACAATCCCTAGCCGTTTCTCAGCAATTTCATCCTCAGCTATGACAGCTAACACATCTATCATGCAATTAGCGTCATCAGCTCCTACAGTGGCCTCTAGTTTTGCTAACATCTCTAGCTCTGCTGTGTCAGCTATGTCTCAGCTTGATTCAGTGATTAGGTCAGCAATGACACAAGCTGTCTCACAGATGAGCTCAAGTATGCAACAGATGACTAATGTGGTAAGACAATCAGCAAGCCAAATGACTCAAGCTGGTCAACAGGCAGGGCGTGGAGTTTCAACAGGTATAACAAACGGCATACGCTCAGGCATTGGCTCGGCTACATCAGCAATGTCATCTATGGTCAACTCAATACGCTCAGCAGGGATGAGAGGTGTATCTACTATGCGCTATGTAGGCTCTATGATTAGTCAAGGGTTAGCAAGTGGTATGTATTCAGCCTTAGGGGCTGTGACAGCTGCAGCTAATGCCCTTGTTTATCAAGCTGAGAGAGCTGCAAGAGCTAAGGCTAGAATACACTCACCATCAAGGCTATTTAGAGATAATGTAGGGCGTTATATCGCTCAAGGTATTGCCGTAGGTATTGAACAGAATACCTCAGATGTTACCGATAGCTTGGCCTATGTTCAAAAAGAGATGTCAGCCTTTAAATTTGGTGCTGAGGACTTGCTTGGACTTGGCAATAACACATTAAGTCAGTCATTAAAAATGAGCCTTGGGCTTGCACAAGCTCAGTCTGAAAAAACTGACTCAGGCACTAATGCAGAAATTAACAACCAATACACTTTTAACTACAATGGCAACAAGGTAGATGAGAGTGAGAAACGTGACATACAGCACCTCATGAAAGAGATGGCATGGTACACAAATAGAGAACAAGAACGATTAGGAGGTGTTTAATGAGCACATTTATTAAATTTAACGGCAAGAAATCTAGTGATTTTGGGTTAAAAATTATAAATGATATTGAGTTTAGCTCTACCTCCTATGATGTTGAGACTATTGAGGTGCCAGGGCGTGATGGGGTGCTTTTGAAAGATAATCAAAGACTTAAACCTGTCAAGCGTGAGTTTCCTATGAAAATCAGCACGGTTGAAAGATTATCTATATCAGAGGTAGCTATAAGTGACTGGCTCAATGTCAAGGGATGGAAAGAATTAGAGCTCTCATGGGAACCTGATTATATCTATCTTGCTACTTTTATTGAGTCATTTAACGTTAAGGAATTGCTTAGGAATTTTGGTGAGGTGAAATTAAACTTTTTAATTCACCCTATCAAATTCTTAAAAACTGGACGCAATGAAATCCCTCTGACAAATGGGATGACGCTTAAAAATCTAGGAAATGTGCAATCTAAGCCACTAATTAAAATTAGAGGCAATGGTAATGGTATTTTGACCATCAATGGCTACCAGTTATCACTTGAGAGCGTCCAAAATGAGCTCACAATAGATATGCAGAAACATCTAGTGTATAGTGGCAATCTGTCAGCTTGGGATAAAATCACAAGGAATGGTAAGCACAGAATGCCTCTATTTGATGTTGGAGATAATAGGATTTCATGGACTGGTAATTTTACCATGACAGCCGTGCCTAATTGGGGGGTTAAACTATGAACCCAGTATTATATAAAGCTGATGAACGCTCATTTAGAACTTTTGGGCTGGGTGAGATTTCAGACGCTTATAAGGTCACTGTTACTAGAGAGAGAAATGGTAACTATGACTTATATATCAAATATCCAGTAAATGGCCGTTTTGCCTCTATTTTTAAAGAGGAAATGAAAATCAAGTCAGACGCTGGTAGGAGGACTAAATGGCAAACATTCGAGATTAACCGTATTGTCAAGAATAGTAGTGAACATATTGAAATTTATGCCCGTCATATCTCCATGAGAACCTCAGACATTGCCCTAAAACCTGTGGTGAAAGCCTCAAAGGTTACCGCTGAGGCAGCTCTTAGACTTTGGAAAGATAACCTAGTAGGAGATGATGTATTTGATGTTAGCTCAGACATCCAAACTCTAGGAAACATCTCATGGGAGGTAGATAAGGTAGGTAGCGCTAGGAAAGCATTAGGTGGGGTCTCAGGCTCTATCCTTGATGTTTTTGGTGGTGAGTATGAGTTTGATAATAACCTCATTATCTTGCATAAACAGATGGGGCGTAAGGCTCCAACAGTGCTAGAGTATGGGCGCAATTTGCTCAGTGTAGAGGAGGAGAGGCTCCTAGATGGTAACTATACCTCTATCTATCCATTTGCACGTTACACGCCAAATAGCGAGGGCTCAGAGGACTCACATGAGGTATTAGTCACATTGCCTGAGCACATCATAGATAGTCCTTATTTGAAATTATACGCTCAGAGAAGAATATCTCTGGTAGATTTCTCAGGCAAATTTGATGACAAGCACCCTCCAACAGCTGAAAAATTGAGGTCACTAGCCCAGTCTTACATCAATAGCAATAACATTGGAGCTCCTAAAATCTCCACAGAGGTCTCTTATGTAGATTTGTCACAGACTTTGGACTATCAAGATTTTGGGGTCATGGAGGAAGTTGAGCTCTGTGACATCATCCCTCTCTACTATCCACAATTTGACATCACTACGACTACTGAGAAAGTAGTCAAGGTGGTCTATGATGTCTACACTGACTCTAATGAGGAGATAACGCTGGGCACTATCGGTCAATCTCTGTCATCTAGCATGACTGCAGGAATTGCTGACCGTCTATCAGTAGTTGAGGAAAGACAGGCCTCTATTGAGAGCACTCTACCTCAGTATCTCATCAGTGGCACTGGTAATAAGATTTGGAATGAAACACCAGCCAAAAATATTGAGCACAAAATAGGTGATACATGGTTTGAGAAAAATGGCCGTTATCAACGGATGTATATCTGGAATGGTAGCATGTGGGAGAAACGGCTTGACACTGAGGATGTTGCCCGTGTTCAGAAAGATGTAGACCAACAACTTGAGTCTGTCAATAATAGGATGGATTGGCTACAAGGAAAAAATGACCAGAAAATTTCTGATTTATTCAAAAAGTCAAATGCTACTCAAGAATTAGCTGAGGCCTCTAAGAGACTTGCTCAAGAGGCTATAAACACCTCTAACTCAACAGGTCAAGAGTTATCACAATATAGGCAAGACAATGAGCAAAATTTGTCTATTTTAAAAACTCAGACCGAACAAATTGACGGTAAGGCAGGACAAGCTTTAAATAAAGCTAATCAAACAGCCGTAGAAACCTCTAACTTAATTGCTAATTTGAGGACTGACCTAAATGGCAAGGTTTCTCTTTCAGAATTTCAAAATTTAAGAGAAACAGCTAAACTCCATGAGCGTATATTAGGAACATCCGAAACAGGAGCACCTGACAAGCTATCACGGCTTATCATGAGTAGCGAGATTTTCCAGACTGAGGTTGGGAAATATGTAACAGATGATAACAATTTGATTGTTAATTCTATGACTATGGAAACCAATACACTTGTAAATGCTACTAGAGACGGTGTGAATGTGTCTGTAGCTGATGGTGTGTTTACTATCAAAGCACAAGGATTGACTAGTTATAATTTCAGTGGTTTCACGTTACCTATTTACGTCAAAAAAATCTATCAAGGTGAAACATACACGCTCGGTTTTAAATATCGAATACGTGAAAAAGTTGATACTAACTTTGTTTTTGTTGTAAAAAACCACAATTTAAATAAAGGTCTATTATCCGCTGATTTGGCAAATCCTAACACGCCAGCCTCAGATGAATGGCGAGAGTTTCAAAGAACGTTTACTGTTCAGGAAGATTTCCTTTTCGGAGAAGATGCAAACTATCCATTCTATATTTACATGGCTAAGAACGGCTGGATTGAATTTAAGGAGCCTATTCTTGTCAGAGGTAGTAGGACAGGGACTTATAAACCTAGCCAATTTGATGACGCTTACAAAAAATCAAACGAGGCTAAAGACTTAGCAGAAAACGCTCAAACTAAAGCAGAGAATGCCCAAAATAAAGCAGAAAACGCTCAAGCAAAAGCGATTGAAGTGGCTGAAAAGGCTGAGGAGGCAAAAAGGACAGCGGAGGCAACACGGACACAAGTCACGCAGCTAGCTGGTTCATGGTCGGTTAAAAATCTGAATAGCGCTGGTGATGTACTAGGCGCTATCAACCTTAACCCTGACGGCTCAGTTAAAATCAACGAGGGTCTAATCTCAGTCGGAGAAAAGACTTATATCAAGGACGGTGTTATTAAAAATTCTATGATTGGTAACGCTCAAATCGGTACGGCTCATATTGGAGAGATTGATGCAAGTCAAGCTAGAATTATCAATATTTCATCTAAGAACATTGTCACAGACGGATTGACAGCAAATGTCATCAGAGGCGGTAATTTGTCATCTTTGAACGGAGCAACTAATTTTGATTTGCAGAGTGGATGGCTCAAGATGAATGGGGAAGGTGTAGGTATTTTCAATCAATTTGATAGCAGGCCTATACAGTATCTTGTGTTTCATAAAGGTGCTATCCATAACAAACTAGGTTCATATACTGCTCTAATGTCTAACTCACATGGCTGGGTGAACATGGATGATGGTTCTGCTGGTATTCAAATCTGGAATACTAATGATAATACAACAGCCGTCAATTTATACGGTGATGAAATAGCGATGATGTACAATGCGACTGACCAGAGAGCTATTGTTTTCGATAATGTCAACAATGAAATTAAAAATGTTGAAACAATGAAAGTTGGAACAATAGGGGCAAGTCATGAAATATGGATAAAAGGCAAATCTCTAGCAAAAGTATTTGATTTAATAAATCAGAATTTTATTGGCATTGAAAACTGGTTTAAACGAAACAAACTCGGTTCTCCGGGACGATACGACGTAAGAATTTAGAAAGGTAAAACAGAAACATGAACACAACAGATAAAGTAATTAATAATTTAGGCGTTCAGATAGCTAATAAAAGTATCTCGGAGGCTTTCAGCCTTGCTGAACGTGATGAGGCGCTGGTTGAGTTGCAACAAGTTAGAGATGAGCGTGATAAGGCTCTAGCTGACTTGGAAAAT